GGGCATTTAATCTCTATTCCGCCATCAGTCCCAATCAGACCATCTGGAGAGCAGCCATACTCAAAGCTGGGGTCTACGACAAACCCAACCTCAAGAACATCGTTACCAGAAATAAACTCGTAGGCTTCTCTGGCTTCAGGTTCAAGCTCAGTGCCTCTAACCATATGCTCATTAGTGTAAAACGCTTCAGACTCGCCAGAAAGACGCTCTCCTGCCAGTTTGTTAATGTATCCACCGGCCTGAGTAGATGACTTGCCCTTAGTCGTAATAAGTTTAGAGAACATGCTTGCTGATGGCCGGCCCAAACGTGCAGCCAACCACTCATCACTTCCCTGTTCCATTTCTAAGATAATCACTTGATCTTACTTCGCAAAGCTGACATTGCGCGCTCATAGTGCTGCACTTGCATCTGGTCAACAGCAGAACATTTAAACACCTTGCAGAACTTTTCAACGTCACTTTCAGTCACTTCCAGTAGCTCTTTAACTGCTTCTGCCTGCTCTGATGTAATCTTGCGAGTAATGTCCTCACCGCGCATCATTGCAGCTTCTGCATCGTCATCTGCGGTAGGAATTCCTGCCATTGATTGTAAAGCGTACCGTCTTGCGTACGTTATAGCCGAGCCAGCAGCCTGTGGGTCACGCTTCACTAAAGGTAAAACGTATTCTTGCTGCAACCACTGACCAGAAGTGTGCATAAGCATGGTAACAACCCCTACACATGACTCATCGTTGATCGGAAACTGGGTATAACTAAGCCCATTGTCCGAAAAAGGCTGTTTAATAGCCTTAATAATCGAGGTAAGGTCGGCATAGTTAGATTTAAAGAAAGGATTAGCCGAATCTTTGACTGCTCCCCCCATTTGTGCTTGAGCTTTGCATAGTGCAGAAGCTAAATCGTTAATTTCACTGCTTGAATTCATCGTATTTCCCCTAGTAATTGTTCCATTTCATATCGGGCAGCATAGCCCCTATCGTAATCGTTACCTTTCCCATCTTCATGCGCTACACCATCAAGGCAGTCCTTTTCTCCTCTTAGGAACATACCTGCATCTAACTTGGGTATGGTTGCAGTGTGCTTATCAAACGCTTCTTGTATACTCATTACACTTCATCCCTATATCGAATGTTAAGGTCTATTGGTGTGGCGTACTTGTATATCCCGCAAGGGACGGTGGTAAATGGAAAGGGGTATCCAGACCTGCAATGTGTAACCCATGCGGTATCCTCCCGACATGTGGGGCTATAGTCACTGACAAAACACAACACCCAAGTTTTAGTATCTTCTGGGTTCAACTTGTCTTTCCAATTAGGAATAGGCGCATATAGCTCCTCAATACACTTGTCAAACCGTACTTCTCCGAAAGCATTTCTACCATACAGCTCATGCAGGCGCGCCACTGTTGCTTCTTTGTCATCTATAAGTCTTTTCATTATTCTTTCCCTTTGTTTTTGAATATGAGCACATTAAACATTATTTTTAATACATTAACAACTTAAATTTACTAACCCGTACACTTATTTTAAATCACGCAACCCCTACACTTGTAAAATGGCGCAACCCGTACACTTTGGAAAAACCCGTACGCTAACCCGTACACCTGATGACGCAACCCGTACACCTAGAAAATTACGCAACCCGTACACCTAATGACGCAACCCGTACACCTGCCCAAATCGGCCAGAATGTCGAAATTTCCCAGAAAATGGCTCGAAATTCAGGCAAAGTGAGACTTGCACCCAAAAATAGCCCAAAAATCCAGGGAAATTGGGGTTTCTGCCCATTTGGCAGTTTTACTTTTTCGGTATTTTTGCGCTAGAAATTGAAGTCATAAAACCGGCGCGGCTTTTCGGATAGTTGGAACCGCTCACCATTTGCAGATTTCCATCCCTTCGACCCTAACCGAATGCTGAACACTCTACCCGCCGGATTACTGCTAATCGTCCATTCTTGGTGGTTCTGGTTAGCACAATGCCCAAAAAAGCCACCGGCCTCGAATACTAGATCAATAGACAGATCCTTTTTGCATTGCATTGGGCGAATTTCTAAGCATTTTGGGGAGATGGTGCGCGTTATTTCGTGTGGATGGATATCGGTGTGACTGTATAGGTTGGCGTATTTCATTTGGTATTTCCTTTTATTTGGTTCACGCAAAAAACCCCAATTAAGGGGCGGTTGCGGTTTTGCATGGGGTTTATTTGGTTCTGTGGAGGCCTTTATTGTGCTGATTGTTGATTCTTTCCAGCGCCAACACCAAAAGCCGGTCGTTCTCTAGAGCCTGCTCTTTTGCGGCCTCTAGTTCATTAGCGGACATTGGTAGATAATCTTCGGGTTTATCCTTGTATCTATGTTCAGGCTCTGTGAGGCGATCAAGGAAGCGTTTGAAAGGGTTAAATTCTTCCGGCGGATCGGTACGGTTAGGATCTTCGCAGTTATAAAACATAATTAAAGCTCCAGCGATGGGCATAGACTTAGGGTTTCGGCTTTAGCCTCTTTTAAGTGGTTGTAATGCTCGTTTAATAGTTCTGCAGTAGATTCCGACATATCAGACCAGCCGTTCAAATCTCCTAAAGTGTCGCACAATGCGCGCTCTATTAACAAAAGTATGAGCGCGCCATTTTTCGGGGTAATATGGCCAGCTTCTGCGCGGTAATAATCAACAATTGTAGCTAATCGATCCACTTCAGCCTGTAATTGGTGCATGTTTATCGTATATTCTTTATTCATGGGTTTCCCTTTTTTTGGTTAGTAGGTTTAAAAATTACCACTATTAAAGCGGCAATCTCAAAAACTGCTAAACTTCCTTATAATATGGGGTCGATAATTTTGCGGCGATTGTAGTGTATTACTTTTGGCCCTTATAGCAGGTTATATGGCTATATTTGAAGCCATGTTCGTCTGAGAATCTATAAGCAAGCGCCTGTATATGTTTTATTCCGCCCATTCACTTACGTTGATCTTTTCTCGCTTGCTAAAATAAAACCATACGTTAGAATATTCCACAGGTTTAATTATCTTAGCGGTGCGCGTGGATTGTTTAACCCACAGGTTACCATTTTTTTCAAATTCTAAACCTGTTCCAACATCTTCAAAATCTACCTGTAATCTGTATTTCATTATTCCACCCCACTATTCATCGTTTCAACGTGTCTTTGGTGCATGTATCGCCCCATTTTAATCAATGCTTCTGCATCGTCCACACCAATTCCGTGATGCTCCGCTATTTTTTCCACTGTCAGATAATTATTGAACCAGTCCATATAAAAATCTATTAACTGTACGCCCATTAATGCTCGATAATTCATTGTGTCACCTCGTCATTAAATACTATGCCGCATAGTTCGTAGTCTAATTTATTAAACGTATCCCAGTCGAAACCGGAAAAAGCTTTAGCGGCATATTCTGGCCACTGATATGCCAGACCTTTAGCCATTAGCGAGGATGGGCGACAGTGTAAGATGTCACTAGGGCGCATGTTAGTTGATTCTAACGCTTGACCAAAAAACTTGATCACGAAGTATTTAGCGGACAATGACGCGGGGTTACCGAATGCGGCCGTGTAATTTTCTGGACTATTGTCTCTATGCTGTCGTTCGCTTTTCAGCTCCGACTGATACATTTCTTCTCGGTAGGGCCTCCAATCGATATTATCAAACCTTTGCATGCGGCAGTATCCGTCTTCGATCATGTTCTTAATGGCTGTCTTATTCATTGCGGTGTTCCCTTTAGGTTATTGAATAGGTATAAAAAAGAGCACTCTCTCGAATGCTCTTGATATCGCTACTTAACTCCGATCCATATCAAAGCAAATACCGCTGCGACTGATAAGGCGATATAGGCCGTCTCTATGTTGATCCTATTCATCTCGCGTTTATTCATCTCCTTCTCGGCTAGATACTTCATAGCGGCCTTCTCAGTCACTCGATCAAGGTATAATTCGTTGATGGCTCTATGGATCTCTTTCTTGTCTGATTTATTCATTGGCTGGCCCCTTAATTTATTAGTGTTAATTGAACAATATAGGCGAACATCACCAATGGTACAGATACAGCCAAGACCATCAATGCGCTTTTGATCTCTTCCCGTTGCTTTCGCTTTTTAGTGTAGTAGCTCATTAGATTGCCTATTTAGTTAAAGTGATTATTCTCTTTCCTTTCCATGATTCTATTGTATCAAATTAATCAATCAATTATCAATATTATATTGTTATATAGGCTAAAAAAATCCGGTCTTGGTCCATTAGATTTGCGTTTGTACCAGTTTGTTCCTATTATTAAGCCATTCATTCCTTTTGGTTATAAGTGAAAGGGAATGGATTAGACTTTAAGACGGCCAAAAGCCATCGAATATCAAGATAAATCGAACACTATTTGAACCGTAAACAGTAACGATATCAGAGGGTTACCGCATGGGCATGATACAGAATATCAACATAAGCGATCGGCTAACCGATTGCCTGGACAATGATTGGATTGATCTGGTCGATCACTTGGACGGCATAACGAATGCGCTGATGGATATCCCCGAGGCTGGCTCGACAATGCGTACCGCTTTGATTGAATGGTGTGCTGAGGTAGATACCCGAACCGCTGAGCTAACCCGTGACATCACTCAAACCGATGATGAAGGGTCTGAGCATCACCAAACTGAATGGGGGGTACAGGGGGGTCATATCCAGTCAGAGAGCCTCGACCCCCTCCTAAGTACGGCCAGCTTTTTAAAGGGTTGTGACGATAAGTTTGGATGCGAGAGTTAATCTATTCCTTTGTCTATTCCGTTGTCTAAGGCTTTGCTGTATATTCACACAATCGATCCAGTAAGCTTTTAAAAGGGCTTAGAACGCAATTTAGAGGCATATAAGATGGCTAAGAAAGGTAATCAAGGAGATGGGGGCGGTAACCCTGATAAAGCATTGATTGTATTTGATTATGATATGACTAGGGAATTAGAAGACCTTGCTAGTGTTTTGAATAAAGGTCAACTTGCTGCTTATTTTGGTATAACAGAAAGGACTTTGAGTAATATTGAAAAGAGACAGCCTGAAGTTAGGAAGGCTTATGAATTTGGGCGGGCAGCTAAAATAGCGTCTATGGGTAAGAATTTAGTTCAGTTGGCTATGGATGGTAACGTCACAGCTAACATATTCTATTTGAAGACTCAAGGCGGATGGAAAGAAGAGCAAGCCGAATCTAATGCCCAGCCTATTAGCATTAATATTATTCAGCCTACCTAATGAATACAATAACCCCTACAGTTCCTCAGTTTGATTACATTACTACCACCGTTAAATACCCTGCTCTAGTGGCGGGGTTTGGTGCTGGCAAGACTGACGCTGCGGTTAACCGTTCTATAATAGGCAAGATCCAGAATCCTAAAACGGACAGAGGTTTTTACGCACCTACTTACGATTTGATCCGCATGATTGCTTTTCCTAGATTTGAGCAGGCTTTAGAGCAGTTGGGAATTGGCTACAGGCTTTATAAGTCGCCCCTTAATTATTTGGAGATTTCTGGATACGGGAGAATCTATTTCCGGTCTATGGATGCCCCACATCGTATTATTGGTTACGAGCATGCAGATGCTGACGTAGATGAGCTGGATACCATGAAGGCTGAAGATGCGGCCTATGCGTGGCGACAGATCGTAGCAAGAAACAGACAGAACAAAGAAGGTGGAGCGCAGAACACTATTGGAGTTACCACTACCCCTGAAGGCTTTAAGTTTGTGTATAACACTTGGGTAAAAGACCCAAAAGAAGGTTATGAGATAATCCAAGCTTCTACAATGAGCAACCCGCACTTACCAGAGGATTATGTCCAGAGTTTGAGGGACATCTATCCTGCTAACCTTTTAGCGGCTTATCTAGAGGGCAAGTTTGTTAACCTTCAGTCTGGGACGGTCTTTAACAACTATGATAGAATTGCATGCAGATCAAGCATGACTGCTGACGATTCGACATTAGTCCGTATAGGAATGGATTTTAACGTCACCAATATGTCTGCCGTGTCTTATATTGTTCACGGAGATGAGTGGCATGCCGTTAATGAATTTAAGGGGATTTATGATACCCCTGCAATGATTAGGGCTATACAAGAGAAGTATCCTAATCACGTTGTAAGAATCTACCCTGATGCCAGCGGCCGGAGTAGGAAAACTGTAGATGCCTCTATATCTGACATATCATTATTAGAGAGCGCGGGGTTTGCCGTTTATGCAAATAAAGCTAACCCGTTTGTGAAAGATAGGATTTTAGCCGCGAATACAGCCTTTGATAAAGGCAGGCTTTTTGTCAACGATACACTCTGTCCTGATTACGCTAGATGCCTTGAGCAATTGGCTTATGATGACAATGGAACTCCTGACAAGAAATCTAACCTTGATCACTTGCCTGACGCGGGGACATATCCCATAGCCTTTGAAATTCCAGTGGTTAAGCCCGTGGCTGACCTGAGAGTCCGATTTGCGAGATAAAAATTATGCCAGTAGATAGCACACATCCCGAATACCAAAAATGCCTTAGTAAGTGGAGGCTAGTAAGAGACTGCGATGATGGCGCTTATGCCGTTAAGCTTAGAGCTGGCGGATCTGACAGTGCTATTGGATCACTAAAAGGCACTGCTTATTTACCGCCGCCAAATGCTAATGATGGCTCTGAAGAAAACAAATTGCGATACCAAGCCTATGTACAAAGGGCTAACTTCGTAAATTTTACGGGCCACACAAAAGAAGGCATGCTTGGAATGGTTTTCCGCAAGCTTTCTACCATTAGCTTAGACAAGTCTATTGATTACATGCTTGTTGACGCTAACGGTGACGGCCTGTCTTTGGATCAGATGATTAAAGATGCGGCTAGTGACGCACTAATGGTTGGAAGATACGGACTTTTAGTTGATTACCCGTCTGCACCAGAAGGATTGACTGATTATGAAGTGTCCGCCCTATATTTGCGGGCCAGCATATTGCCATATCCAGCCGAATCTATCATTAACTGGAGAACATCTAAATACGGCGGCATTAAAAAGCTGTCTTTGGTTGTACTGCAAGAGCCTACACTCAAGCCCTCAGAAGATGGCTTTGACTACGAAGAATGTATGTATCACCGCGTTCTTATGCTGCGAGATGGCGTTTATGTCCAGAATTTATATGACGAAAACGGTGATTTAGTAATGTATGCGGGCGGGCCTGACATATACCCGCGTCAATCCGATGGATCGTTATGGGACGAAATACCCTTTTCCTTTATTGGATCAATTAATAATGACGAAACCATTGATAAAGCGCCTTTATATGACATTGCCGAAATCAATATTTCTCATTACCGTAATTCTGCTGATTACGAAGAGTCATCTTTCCTTGTTGGACAGCCTACCCCTACTTTTTCGGGGCTAACTCAATCTTGGGTTGATCAGAATATGTCGCATGGCATATCTTTTGGCTCCAGAGCCGCTATCTTGCTGCCGGAAGGTGGCGGAGCGTCTTTATTGCAGGCAAATGCAAACCAAATGCCGCTTAAAGGCATGGAAATGAAAGAAATGCAGATGGTTAAAATTGGAACCCGTATTATTGAGGACGGCGGCGGCGAAGAAACTGCTGAAGCTGCTAAAATGCGGTTTGCTGGGCAAAATAGTAAGCTTGGATCAATTATACTGAACGTAGAATCGGGATTCAAAAAGTGTTTGGAATGGTCAATGATGTATATGGGCGGAAGCTCTGAACCAGAGATTGAAGTCAACAAGCAATTCTACGATGCCACTATTGACCCACAATTATTGATGGCTAACATTCAATTAATGGAAAGTGGAGTCATTGCTAAGTCAGATGTTCGCTATTTGATGCGTAAGTCTAACCTAATTAGACATGAACGCACTGATGAAGACCTTGACAAAGATGTTTCTACGCAAAGCCCTCTTGTGACCGAAGAGAAACCAACAGATTCAAATGAATTTGACCCATTAAAGGGATAAATTTGTTGATTTTAACGTAACAGCTTATACTATTATTATACTGGGGAGTGAGAACACACTTTTGCTTCCCGTTTTATAAGCGGCCAGTGGCTGCTTGGTTTGTGACCAAAGGTGATTAAGATGAGTGAAGAAGAAACAGTAACCGATACAGTAGTTGAAAACGACTCAACCGATAATAGCAGTGAGTTGGCAACTTTAATGGCAGAAAATGCATCAATGAAGTCTAAAATGGACGAGTTGTTGACTGAAGCCAAGAGAGCAAAGCAAGCCAAGCGCGATATAGAGGCGGAATCAACGGCAGAAAGAGAGCGGGTAGCAAAAGAGCAGGGCGATTACCAACAACTACATAAATCAGCTCAAGAAAAGTATGAAAGTACGCTTACTGAGCTAGATAGTCTTCGTCAAGGCGTTGCAAACGAGAAGAAAAATAACACCGCATTAAAGTTAGCTGCTGACCTTGCAGACGGCGCAAATGCTGAGATTTTAAGTGAGTTTATTGGACGCAGATTGAAGTTCCATGATGACGGTGTTAAAGTTACAGATGCTAATGGAAGTCTAACCGTGTCTTCATTTGAAGACCTAAAGAATGAGTTTAAAAACGATGCAAGATACGCTGCATTGTTAAAAGGCAATCAATCATCAGGTGGCGGTGCTTCTGGTGGCTCAAATAGTGGCGGTGCCACAAAGGTAAGAAGTCGTGCCGAGTTTGAGGCACTTAACCCCGTTAAAAGGATGGAATTTGTGAAGTCCGGCGGAACTATAACTGATAATTGAAAGGTAATTTAACATGGCTAATAACATTACGGCACTTGTGCCAGACATCTACGAAGCACTGGACATTGTTTCCCGTGAACTAACGGGCATGATCCCATCTGCTACTATGAACGCTTCAGCAAACACTGCTGCTGTTGGTCAAAACATCCGAGTTGACGTTGAGCCTGTTGGTAACGTGTCAGACATTACTCCTGCGATGACCGTTCCTAACCCTACTGGCCAGACTTCTGGTTCTACCGACATTATCATCACTAAGTCCCGTGCGGCTGAGTTTGGTTTTAACGGTGATGAGCAGCTTGGTCTGCAAGGCGCTGGTTACCAGAATGTTCGTGCTGCTAAGATTGCGCAGGCAATTCGTGCAGTAACCAACGAAGTAGAGACTGATCTTTGTGCATTGCAGTCTACATTCTCTCGCGCATACGGCACAGCTGGCACTAGCCCTTTTGGCACTGCTAACGATTACACCGATGCTTCTAACGTATTAAGAATACTGAAAGACAACGGCTCACCGTTGCAAGATAACCAGCTTGTAATCAACACTGCTGCTGGCGTTAATCTTCTTGGCAAGCAAGCAAACGTAGCTGATGCTGGTAGCGACTCTATCTTGCGTCAAGGCGTACTGCTTGATGTAAATGGCATGCCTATTCGTGAATCTGCACAGGTTAATACTTCTGTTGCTGGAACTTCAGCTAACGCCGTAAGTGCTGGCGCTCACGTTGTAGGTCAAACAGCTATTACTCTTAAAGCTGCTGGTACTGGTACTATCGTTACCGGCGATGTAATTACTTTTGCTGGCGACACTAACAAGTATGTTGTTGCTGCTGGTGTTGCTGCTGTAAGTGGCGGAGCGTTGGTTATTGCTGCTCCTGGATTGCAGGTAGCTCAAGACTCTGGCGACAAAGCAATTACTATTACTGCTGCTTCTGCTCGTAACATGGCGTTTAACCGCTCTGCAATCGTTCTAGCTTCTCGCGCTCCTGCCCGTCCTTCTGAGGGTGACATGGCGACTGACGTAATTGTAATTACTGATCCTCGCTCTGGTCTTAGCATGGAATTTGCCATGTACAAAGGCTACAGAAAAGTTCGTTACGAAGTTGGTCTTGCTTGGGGTGTTAAGAACATCAAGCCAGAGCATACTGCTCTTCTGTTAGGTTAAGTCTACATCTGGCCGCCTCTTTCGGGGGGTGGCCTTTTTAATTGAGGAAGACAAATGGCTACGATAGTAGTAGAGACAGGCAGTGGCTCATCAACTGCCAACTCGTATGTATCAGAATCAGAATTAGCTACTTATGCTTCAGATAGAGGCATAACCTTAACCGGTACACCTTCAATTCTAATTATTCAAGCTATGGATTATTTAGAGTCTAAGAACTTTATTGGCACTAAATCAACCTTAGAACAAAGTCTGCAATGGCCCAGAACGGGCGTTGAGATTGACAATTATTACATAGTATCCAATTCTATCCCCGTACTTCTTAAAGAAGCTGAGATGGAGTTATGCATTGCTTTGGATGGCGGAGTAAATCCCCTTGCAAACCAAGACAGGAAGACACTTAAAGAAAAGGTTGGCGAACTAGAGGTTGAATATGCCCCTAGCGCATTAGCTATTA